TTCCAGAGTACGGGACTCATTAGTATTACATCCTTTACAAACTAATCGTTTTACTTTAGGTTTCTCGGGAACAACCTCTTTGGTCTCTGTCTCTTGAGTAGGACCTTCAGGAACAATTGCAAATGGTGCTTGTACTGAAGATGTTGCCATACTCGGTGCTGGCAGTGTTGCCGCTGATGTTGCAACCGCACCTAAAAGAGCTACGGTCACATTTGTTAGGTTTTTAAGCATTTAGTTAAATTGAATTCGGCATCCGTATAGAAAGGGGGTACACCCTTTTCTCAAAGGGCACTTTCCACGGCTCTAGGTGTCACGATCAAAGACTCATAATCAGTACCCTGCTCATAACGGGGATTTTTTCATAATAAGTTAATATTTAGGATTTGTCAAGTGTTCGGTAAACCATCCAAATCATAAATATTACGTATCATAAGTTACTCTAATGTCCAAGTCTCCCAACAAAGGTAAGAAAGGATCTGCTGGCGGTAAGCAGTCAAAACAAAACTCAGGTAATGCGACTGCAAAGAAAGCCAAAAATGGTGGTAAGAAAAAATAAAAAATGCCAAGAGAGTTCAATACTCCTCACCGTGAAAAGTGGAACGCACCGATTCATCAAATCCTTAAGGCAATAGATAGTCACACTCACGAGTATTTTAAGAGTGGTGATACTTGGCATCTAAAAAAAGCAGATATGTTGAGACAATACTTGAATGAATTAAAAACTTGGATACATAAGCAAGAGGGAAAATTATGAGCGAAATTGTCTGGAGCGTAAATATTCTATTAGGTATTGGACTACTTGGAGTTCTATGGGTTATTTACTATATACTTACTCAAGATAATAGAGAAAATGTATCAATACAAGATCAAGAAAATAAACAGAGTCATTGATGGTGATACTCTGGATGTTGATATTGATTTAGGTTTTCATCTAACAATCACACAAAGAGTTCGTCTAAAAGGCATCAACGCTGCTGAAACTAAAACAAAAGACTTAGAAGAAAAAGAAAAAGGAATAGAAGCAAAAGCATGGTTGGTTAAAGAATTATCAAAAGAAGGTGAATGGATAATTGAAACCACAAAGGAAGATAAGTATGGAAGAATACTTGGAACTCTTTATCTTGTCGGGGAACCCGTCACAGTCAATGAAAGAATGTTGAATGAGGGAATAGCAAAACCTTATATGCAATGAAGAAAAAACTTCTTCCTATTCTTATTCTTATGAGAATTATAATGAATGATGGTCTCTTTATGGAGAACCGAAGATCTCAACCTAAACCTCAACCGCCAGAAGTTCGTGCCGCAATTCGTAGAACCTGGAGAAGAGGTAGAAAATTATTTACGACCCCATAAGGCACCTTCTGCCTTTCTTCTACGGAGCAATCCTGCTTCTACCTTTGATCCAGGATTGCGATAAAGTTCTAGTGCCTTTGGAACTTCACTCCATTTCTTTTCTTTAAGAACTCTGGTTATGGTATTAAAGTCAGAGCTTCCATAAAAATCAGCGCCAAGATTATAAGCAAAGCTAAGAATTGCGCCTTGTTGATTTTCATTCATCTCTCTCCAATAAGGTATTTTTTGTAATGAGGGAAGAAACTCACGACGAAGTTGATAATAAAGTAAATCATCTGCTTCTTCTTGACTAATTCTATTTCCAATCATAAACCGAGAACCATCTTTTCTACGAGTGCTTCCCCACCCAATCGTAATAGGAAGACCACCCGTATGAGGGTCATAATATGCTTTAGAACTAAAATCTTCAAATTCTTTAATAAGAAGCACACCTGGAAGAGGAAGTCCATCCAGTGTTGGTTCTATCTTTTCATTGCGATATAATCTGGCAAACTCATCTAGAACTTCTTTATGAACCGTTGCCTGAAGAAATTGCCAGGCACGATTTTGATGGTCTAGGTCTTTATGATTTTTTACTGCATCAATGAATTTGATACTCATTTGAAAATTCTTCCCCAACCAGTTTTATCTTTACCTTTATCTAACCATCTATACTTTAAAACTTCAACAGAATATTGAACTCCCTTACCATTTGTTACTGGTCCAGTATATCCATCATTTAGAGAACCATAAGGATCATTACAGATATAAGATTTTCCATCAGGACTTTTTCCAATCACTACACATATGTGACCACCAGTAGGAGCAGATAAAGTACCGCGATGGAGTATCCCAATACAAACAGGTCTCCCAGCAGATAACTCACGGTCAAGATCAGCAAAGCCAAGATTATAGCGAAACTCAGAAGCAACTCCATAATCTTTAAGAACACGGGTCTGTACTGCGTGATCTGTTGTGTCCCCAATTGCAAATACTTTTTGAACATAGGCATCATCACCCTTTGCTCCTTTGAGAGTTCCTGGTTTGAAATACTCTAGGCACATCGCACAGGAAGATGAATTACAGGTTCTATTTGCGTCTCTATAATTATCTGTCTGTGGAAAATAGGGAACTGATAATACACCAGGAACAGATGGTTTTGTTCTATAAATTTTAACCCAATTGGAATTATCTTCCAAAAGTGGGGAGTCCTTCAAATCCACTTCCAGTTGTTCTACTGCAGCAACGTGTTTTGGATTATTAGGATCGTAATGTTGAAAAAAGTTGTGTAAATCAATCCTCATATTTATCTCCTAGGTATTCGAGTGAAAAAACATCATGCTCTGGAATATTTGGATCTAACCATTCACTAAATTCTAATTGAATTGCGTGTGCATTCTCATACTCATAGTCTTCATTTTGCTCACAAAGATGATGAATACGATCAACCGCCCAATCGTGAGAATTTCTAAGAGTTTGTTCCAGTAACGTCATCATAATAATCTTTTCTAAAATATCGGGAGAGAATATTTGAATTATAGTACGCTGGAACTCCGGAGTCAAGTGATTCGGTCAGTACATTATTTAGAAAAAGTTGTTTTGTTTCTTCAAAATTACATTTGCCTTTTGTTTTATGAAGACTTATAATTTCTCTATTGAAAAACTCTTTACCATATTTAATTACATCTTCCTTCAATTCGGGGCAAGAACCATAATAATTTTTCCAATCAGATTCTGTCTTTACTTTTCTCTTCTTTCCTTTTGGGGTTCTGAACTGCCAAAAGTACTTTCTACCAATATATTTCCTATTTGTTGTAGAGCAAGAAATGAGATATACAAAACCAAAATAATCTTGAATATGAGAAGACTCAAAAATTTCTCCATTATATTTCCAAGGGTTCTCATAGCTCATAAAGTAATCTTATAGAGCTATTATTTATCCTTCAACGGAGACAAACCTAGTCTAGCAATAAAAAAGGGGACTTGTCAAGCCCCCATTAAAGTTATGTTAGAGATTTATTAAAGACCGTATTTTTTCCTTATTTCTTCTCTTGCAGCATCTTCACGTCTATTACGCTCACCAAACAAATCATCTCTACGTGCTTTTAGGCGTCCTCTCATTCTTTTCTCCTTTGCTGCCCTTTGAGTAGCTGGAAGTTTATTTAATCCACGACTCCTTCCTTGATGTTGATTATCAAGAACATTACCTGCCTTGTAAGTCGTCTTTACACCTCTTTCAATTTGCTTATTTGACTGATCTGCTGCTGCCTCACAGATACTCTGAATGGTCTCAGAGTCCATCTCCATCATCACGTAGAGTGCTTCTTCTAAGGTGTCTGTATGCCCCTCAGAGAGGAGATACTCAAGTACAAGATCAAAGGATTCCTTTTGGGTTTTTGGTGCTGATATTCCAGCAGCCACTGCTGCTTTTTCTACTTCTGCAGGAGTTTTTCCTGCTTTTTTTGCTTCTTCTCTTGCTTTTCTAGCTGCATCTAATTCTGCTCTAGTTGCTGCTCTTCTCTCAAACTTTTCACCGCCTGAAGTAGTTCCAACATATGTTGGTCTTCCAGTTACTGCCGATACTCTTTTTTCAACAGGTGCTGGAGCAGGTGCTTTTGGTCTAGGTGCTGGAGCAGGTCTAGATGTTGCTGCTGAAGGAATTACAGGTAGTTGAGCGGCTCTAGGTGCTGCTACTGGTGCTGTTGCAATTTTTTGTCTTTCAGATTTCCATCTCTCAGAAGCTTGTCTTGCTGAGTTCATATCTGTAATGGGAACCCATTGTCCAGATTTAGATTTTTGAAACCACTCTTTACCTGCCTTCCCAGTTATTGGTGCTACTTGAGCTGGAGCTTCTAAAACTAAAGAATCATTTTCTAATTCAACATGATTAACAATAACTCCACCTTTTGGACCTCTTTTTACTCCACTATCAGATGGTTTTGGTTTTGCAATTGCTTCTGGTGTTTTTTGTTCAGGTTTAATAGGACCACCAAATCCATATGAACCACCTGCCCTAACAAGAGGATCTGCAGCTCTAGATGATCCTCTAGAAGGGGCAAGATACTCACCAGCACCTCTTCCAGCATCCGAAGAAGATGCTGGTGTTTGAGTTGGTTTAGGCGTAGGTTTAGCAATTGTTGCTGATTTTGGTGTAACAGTTCCCCCAATTTTATTAATTCCTCTTTCGGCTTTTCTTCCAAGTTCTTCTAAATCTGCTCCAGTAGCCGCCTTAACAATACCCGAAGTTGCTTGACCAGCATAATCAGTTGCTGCTTTAACTGCAGAAGAAACTGGATTTGCAAAATATCTATCAGTTGCTCTACTAAACCAACGAGCACCTCTTTCCCATTGTTTTGAGGTATCACTTTGCTGTTCTGCTACAATTTCACCCAATGCCATTTCATACATTTCTTCCCAAGTATATTCACTCAGGTCATAACCTTCTTCTAAAAGTGAATTAACCCAGTTCTCAACTTCTTCCCATACTTGTTCTTCAGTGAGTTCTTGTGGGGCATAGACAGCACTATATGCTTCCATCATACCTTTTGCATCACTTCCAGTAAGTCTAGACATTTTTACTTCTTAGTTCTTTATAATTTTATTTATAAAAAAAGAGGGTACAAAGACCCTCAAGAAACATCATTAGTTTTTGTATCTTTCCAAACATATGAGTAATCGTGATCTCCAAAAAGGAAATCATCGTATTCTGCTGCTTCTTTGAAGGCGTTCAGGAGTTCCTGCTCACACCATTCATCATAATTGGAATCCTGAGAAAGTATCTTTGGCAACATTAGATTATGTTAAGTCCTGGTTCTAATAATTTATACTCTTTTCCATCATATACAACCCCAGAGTAATATTCTGTAGTATTCATAACGGAAAATATATTATATTCTCTACCATCTTCAAATGGTGTTATATCAACCAGATCTCCAAAAGTATTTCTCCAGATACTGTGATATATCGCACATCCATAAGTATTATCATCAATATCTGTAATCAAATAGTATCCACTTATCTTCTCCCCACCATAAGTGTGTACATGGTGATTTACATTATTATGACAGTTTGCATCAACACATAATGGTTTTTTAATAACTGGCACCTTTAATAAAGTGGAAGAAAACTTACAATACTCTTGAAGTTTTATCACACACTCATCTTCAGGTAATGATATTCTAAATTTTCTCAATTGACCATCCATTTTTTCTTGGTCCTTTTCTTTCATAAAGTATTGCTGCATTCATTGTTGCATAAGAAATATTTTGAGATTTACAAAATTTCTTTAATCCACCAACAATAATATATTCTTTATTTTCTGGAGAAATGATTTTCCAAGTTTTAGAGTTTGGATTATCTTTTCCAAATTTTGGTGCTCTATTTTGACTTATTTTATTTCTTGTTTCTTGTGAAAGTTTAACGCCATATCTTGGATTATTTTTACCAGCAACCTTTTCACTTATTCTTTTCTTTGCTTCTTCGGTGTGTTTTTTTCCACCAAAACCTACTGTTTTTTGTCCTCCAGGTTTTCCTTCACCACCAAGATTTTGATTTAATAAAACTCCACCATCACACTCTCTTTTCCAAAGTGCTATATGTTTTATTTCTAACTCTATTGCTTCTTCTTTAGATAAACTAGATTTCACAACCCATCTTCTTTCTCTTGGTGGTAATAGATTTGCCCCATTACTTCTCAAATGTTTTGCGTGTATTCTTCTTGGTTTCCCATATCCAACATAAAAGGGAGAACTAAAGTCCTCCCTTAAGTAGTAATAAAGAATATAGTTATTCATTTTAAGACTGAACTTATCTATTATTATTTATATAATACACTATTTCAGTCTTAAAGTCAATTATAACTGGAATCCAGAAAAAGTATCTTTTGTGACATCCTGTTTAATTCCACCAACAATATAAGACTGAACTTGCGTTTGTTGAGGTGCCACTTGAAGTCCTTTAGAAGAAATCCAATGTTCCGTCCAGGGAAGGGGATTATTCTTTGCTGGAATATCATAAAGTGGGCGAAGACCAATCGCCTTCATTCTACGATTTGCAATCCATTCAACATACTGTTGTAGTAGTTTGTCATTTAGACCAATCATAGAACCATCCTTGAACAGATACTCTGCCCAAAGTTTTTCCTGATTGACAGCATTCTCAAAGGTCTTGTAGACCCACTGCTCTTCTTCTTTGGCAATTCTTTGCATCTCAGGGTCATCACCTTCTTTCCACTTATTCAGAATGTTTTGAGTAATAACCAGATGCTGATTCTCATCTCTGGCAATTAGTGAGATGATTTTTGCACTTCCTTCCATAAGTTTGAGTTCGCCAAATGCAAAACTGCAAGCGAAACTGACGTAAAAGCGAATACCTTCAAGAATATTAACGTTTGCAACTGCTCTAAAGAGCTTGCGCTTGAGTTCATATCTTTCTGCCTGTGCGTAAGGAACTTGTTCTTGGGCGTGTTTCCAAAGTTCAGAAGTTCCATAATGTTGGGCACTATTGATGAAATCATTGTATGCCTCAGTCACGCTGACAGCACGTTCCATAATACGATCCTCACGGAGAATCGTATCAAAGACTTCAGATGGGTCTGAATAAACATTCTTGATGATATAAGTGTATGAACGGGAGTGGATCATCTCCATAAACTCCCAAACTTTCATACATGCTTCTAGTTCGGGAAGGGAGCAGTATGGAGCAAATGCCATACCAGGACCACGACCTTGAACAGAATCAAGCATCACCTGATACTTCAGGTTACTAGTAAAAATATGCTTTTGTTCTGGACGAAGAGATTGATAATCTCCCCTATCTTTTTGAAGGGAAACCTCTTCAGGTCTCCAGAAATATCCAAGTTGCTGAGTTGTTAGTTTGTCGAAGATTGGATACTTGTAAGAATCATATCTTTGAATTCCTAATGGTTGTCCAAAAAACATCGGTTGCTTTTTGGTATCTACCTCCTCAGAATTGAAAACGGTCATTGACTGAACCATATTCTTTTCCTCTAAACCTGTTTTAAATCTAAATGTCATAATTCTTCCTACTAAACTAACCAACACTTATTATATTTAATGAAGTTATATTTTAACATAACTCCACCTATATCCTCTACAGTGATTAAATTTTCCTTCACAGGTATATTTAATATTTGAAGGATTTGTTTCTACAAATTTAGCGGCGTCACTAATAGATTGAAACTCTCTTAAAAAGTTTCCTTCAATATCATACTGAAATACTTTGGTTCTTTTTATGTTTGGATTGTTTTTTAGTGTTTGAGAAGTTTTAGATTTACTTTCCTCTTTATGTGATTTTCCAGCAAATCCACAAGGAGATGGTTGTCCCTTTCTCATTTTACTCCACTTTTCTTTTTGTTCTTCGGTATGTGTTTGATTGTAGAATGGATTTTCTTCTTTAATAAATTTACCTTTTCTTTTTAATGACAATAGTTGTTTCGTTTTTTCTGTATGAGAATACCCAAGCATACCACCATCACCACCAAGAGTTTGATTATATTCTGGTTTTAATTTAGAAATCCAAAACATTTCTCTAAAACCTAAATTATCTTCACATTTTTCAATTTCTTCAATAATAAAATTATTTTTTCCATACTTTCTAATTGCCCGATGAAGATATGTTGTTGAACTTCTTTTAGTGGCATCATAGCAGTGACTGTAAAATCTTTTTTTCAAAGAGTTCAATGTCTTTCCAACATAAGTTTTATTATTGATTTTATTGGTTATGAGATAAATGCGTCCAGACATAGATATTATTAAAACCTATTACTATTTATAATAATAGGTTTTTACACTTTTGTCAAATAGAGCAACTATCACAGGTTGTTTCGTCAGCATCAGAAAGTTCTTGAAGAATTGATTGAAGATCCTGTTTTGGTTCTTCTACTACTTCATCAGTTTTATGGTCATAAGTATTTTGATAATATGCTGTTTTGTGTCCCAGACGATAAGTTTCAAGCATATCGTGTGCCATTACACTAACAGGAACTTCATTATCGGGATAATTTTCTGGATTATAGGACCAGTTTCCAGAAATCGCTTGATCGAAGAACTTCTGCATAACTGCAACAATGTGAATATAACCACGATTGCTAGGCATATCCCAAAGAAGCGTATAATTGTTCTTAAGAGTTTGATAACCAGGAACAATTTGCTTAAGAGGACCTTTCTTCGACTTCTTAATGGACAAGTACCCGCGAGGCGGTTCGATTCCATTGGTTGCATTTGACACAACGGAACTGCTCTCCGAAGGCATCTGTGCGGACAAAGTGCTGTTCCGTACTCCGTACTTCTTAACACGCTCCCGTAGTAATTCCCAATCATATTTCAGTTCGTTAGGTACAATTTCATCAACATCTTTTTTGTAGGTATCAATTGGAAGAATACCCTGCCCATACTTGGTTCTGTGAGAATATTCACAAGCACCCTTTTCTTCAGCAAGATTGACAGTTGCTCGAATAAGATAATACTGAAACGCTTCTGTAAGATCATGGACTAGTTGCCAAGCCTCCTGGTCCCCATAGTTTGCCCCGTGCTTGGCGAGATAGTGTGCCAGACCAATATATCCTACCCCAAGCGAACGACGTGCCCTGGTGGCAATTTCTGCTGCTTTAACGGGGTATCCCTGAAAATCAATAAGTTCATCAAGACTCCTAACAGCAAGATCGCAGAGAACCTCAAGATCTTCATTATCCCTAATTTTTCCAACGTTAATAGCACTAAGAATGCAGAGAGCAATTTCCCCATTTGGATCATCAATATGTTGAATTGGTTTTGTGGGAAGTGTAATCTCCTGACACAAATTACTCATCTCAACTTTGTCCATAAAGGAAGAGTGAGAGTTGCAGTGGTCGATATTCATAATGTAAAGACGACCAGTTTCAGCACGTTCTTTTAGAAGGTCCAGAAAGAGTTCTTGAGCGCCAATAGTTTTTCTTGGAATAGACTGATCTCGTTCCGCAGCAACATACAACTCGTCAAATGCATCAGTCCCAAAAGCATCATAAAGGCCTGGAACTGAGTGTGGAGAGAAGAGAGTGATTTCTTCGTTACGGATAAATCGTTCATAGAACAATTTGGAGATTTGGATAGAATAGTCTAACTTACGAACGCGGTTGTCTTCAGTTCCTTTATTATTTTTCAGTACTAGGATGTCTTCTATTTCTTGGTGCCAGATAGGAAAGTGAACTGTAGCAGAACCACCTCTGATGCCGTTTTGAGTGCAGCATCGGACAGTTGCCTCAAACTTCTTAAGGAAGGGGACAACGCCTGTGTGTTGTACCTCTCCACCTCTGATTTTAGAGTTGATACCACGGATTCTGCCTGCGTTAATACCGATGCCAGCCCTTTGTGCGACATATTTACCAATAGCCATATCGCTGCTAAAGATACTATCGAGGGTGTCATCAACATCAACGAGAACACAAGATGCATATTGACGAAGTGGTGTTCGCACTCCTGCCATGATTGGTGTGGGGATGTTGATTTTGTGTTTGCTGATTGCGTCATAATACTTCTTAACGTAATCTAACCGTGTTTCTTTGGGATACTTGGAGAAAATAGTAGCGGCAATCAAAAGATACATAAACTGAGGGGTCTCATACATAACACCAGAACTCCTATCTTGCACAAGATACTTATCGACTACCTGACGAAGACCCGCATAGGTAAATAGATAATCACGCTCATGATCAATGAAGGATTCTAATTTTTCAAAATCTTCTTTAGTATAAAGATTCAGAATTTCCTGATCATATACACCTCGTTCAACACAATTGCGAGTATGTTGAAGAACAGTTGGACACTCATACATACGACCGAACAACTGCTTGCGGAGAGCGAACAGAAGAAGGCGAGCGGCAACAAACTGATAGTTGGGATGGTCAAGGTCAATAAGATCGCTTGCAGAGCGAATTAGGATCTCCTGAACCTCTGCCGTAGTAATGCCATCATAAAACTGAATACCAGACTGCATTTCAACCTGAGATGCTGATACACCTGCTAGGTCTTTACAGGACTCTTCCACCATAACGTGGAGTTTATTGAGATCAAGGGGTTCGGTTTTTCCATCTCTTTTTACGACTTTCGTTCCGTTGCTCATACTTTTTTCCAATTGTTAAACTTAATTTTTGCTTCTAAACCTGA